TAAGCGTTTCTACCAACGGGGCAACGGAGGTACTTATCCTATGAACATAGATAAATTAATGAAAGAGCTTATTATGGACGAGGGTTATAAGTATGAGATTTATTTAGATCATCTCGGTTATCCGACCATGGGAGTAGGGCATTTAATAACGGAAAAAGATGAAGAGTATGGAAAGATAATAGGAACTCCTGTTTCTGAGGACAGAGTCAAAGAATGCTTAGATAATGATATAAAAATTGTTTGTGAAGAATTGGACATGAAAGAGCCTTGGTGGAGGAATCTAAGTGATAATCGTCAGCGAGTAGTAGCCAATATGTGTTTTAATTTAGGTCATCCGCGTCTTAGTAAATTTAAAAACTTTATTCAGGCTATGCAAGTTTCTGATTGGGAACGGGCTGCTGTTGAAATGATGGATTCTAAATGGTCTGGTCAAGTGGGGGACAGAGCCGTACGACTAAGAGACAGGGTACTAAGAGGAGATGACTAGATGTACGAATATAAATGCAAAGTTAAAAGAGTGGTGGACGGTGACACTATGGATGTTATTCTTGATCTTGGCTTCGATGTTCATCATGCTGTTCGTGTTAGGATGGCTGGTATTGATACCCCTGAAAGCCGTACGCGAGACAAAGATGAAAAAGCACGTGGAAAACTTAGTAAAGCCTTTCTTAAAGAAAGTATTAAAGGGAAAAAGATTGTCTTAAAAACTAAAATAAAAGACTCTAAAGGAAAGTTTGGGCGAGTAATAGCGGAAGTTTGGGCGGAGTTCGAAAAGGGCAGTTTACGCAATATTAATGAGCTCATGATAAAAGAGTGTTACGCGGTAAAATACAACGCTGAAAATAAAGCCTTAGTAAAGGAAGCACATCTAGTAAATCGGCAAATACTAATAGAGAAGGGGTTATTTGTTCCCGTGGAGCCTAAATGAAATTAGCTTTGATCATGGGTGTGTTACTATTATCAACGGTAGCGGGATCAGCGTGGTATATAGATAGACTACAAGACGACATAGGTACGTTAAAAGGTAATCAAATTATTCTTGAAACTAAAATACAAGAACAAAATGATGCCATAGAAGCTGCACTAAACAATCAAAAAAAGGCTCAAACCCTTATGGCTTCTTTAGAAAAAGAAAAACAGGAAGCGATGCGTGATGTTAATAAACTAAGAAAAACATTTGCCAGACACGACTTAGATGAATTAACTTTAGCAAAACCAGAACTAATGCAAAGTAAGATTAATAAAGCTTCTAAACGAGTATTAGAAAATTTAGAAAAATTAACCGATCCAAACCAGTTTGATGAAGAAGTTAGCGATAATACTTAGTCTGGCTTTAATAGCTTCGGGTTGTTCCATGATACAGCCTAAAGCTAAACCTGTTTCTGTAACCACTATCGCTAAACAACAACCCATGTACCACCCGCCCTTACCTATGGAGGTGCAGATGGATCCTGTAGACTGGGAGATATTAACCCCCGACAGTATGCAACTGTACTTAGATAATTTAAAAAAAGGGGAAGCACCGAAAAGAGCGTTTTATTCATTGTCCAGTAAAGAGTACGAACATTTGAGTATGGATATGGCGGATATTACTAGGTATATAAAAGAAATATTGGGAATAATTAGATTTTATCGGGAATACGATAAAGAAGAGGAAGAGGAAGAACCTACTAAAAGGAGAAAATAATGAGTGATGATAGAGGTAGATTTGGCGGAGACATGGACAGAAATGAGGTCGAAATTGACCTTAGTAAATTCATGGAATTACTTCAAGAACAATCTACATTAAAAGATAGAATAAGAGAACTGGAAGATGAAGGCACTAAGAATCCACATCAAAAATGGATCTTTTTAGCCCAAGCTGTCGATAGTTGGCGCATATTCCCTAGAGCTTTTTTAACCGTCTATATCTTTTTACTTTATTACACGGTGATGTGGTTCATGGAGTTGCCAGAACCCTCATTTGAACAGTCTGGTTTAATTTCCATAGTAGTAGGCGCAGGGGCTGCCTGGTTTGGACTCTACGCAGGAACGTCAGGTAGCTCTAAGAGCTTTAAAGGTGAAGATAAGAAATGAAACAAAAAGTAACCTTTATAGCAGTCTTACTCTTTATAGGGTTACTAGGCTCAGTTGCATTAAGTTCAGCAGAAAACGAACCTGAAAACCCTGACTGTACTGCTGGTACTGAATTTTGTGAGCAAAACTCGTTAGATACCACGAATAATACGACCACAAATAATACCAATGTTAATACCAACACGAACACCAACACGAACACCAATACAACGACAACAACTAGCACAGCAAATAACACGAATGCCAATACCAATGTAAACACGAACACAACGACAACGACTGCAACGAATACCAACGCTAATACCAACGTCAATAGCAATACGAGTAATAACACCAACGTAAATACCAGTACCGCAACCAATACGAACAACAACACAACGACTGCTAATAATACGAACACGAATAATTCGACAGCGACCAATACCAACGTGAACACCAACACCAGTAATAGCACAGTTAACAGTACAGTTAATTCAAATAATACGAGTACCACGAATAACACCAATACCAATAATTCAACTTCTAGCAATACCAATGTGAATACAAACAACAACACATCTAATAGCACTAGCACTTCAGACAACACAAATACCAATACCAATGTGAATCAATCTACATCTGACTCTAATGTAAAAACTGATAACACTAATAGGAATGAAAATAACAGTAAGTCTGATAACACCAACAGGAACATCAATGAATCCAATACTACGCAAACGATCAAGCAAGAGATAACTAGCAAGGCTCCTCCTGCTTCTGCTATAGCCCCTAGTATCATGTCCTATTCACAAGATTTGTGTACTACAGGACGTTCTGGGGCGTTTCAGGGGCAAGTATTTGGTATATCGGGGGGTAGAACTATAAGAGATGAAAATTGTGAACGATTAAAGCTAAGTAAGTACATTTATGATATGGGGATGAAAGTAGCTGCGGTATCAATTCTTTGCCAAGACGAAAGAGTATTCCAGGCTATGGAAATGGCAGGCACGCCTTGTCCATATATGGGTAAAATAGGTAAAGAAGCATCAGCAGGGTGGAAAGAAAACAGAACTGACAGACCTGATTACAAGATGAAAAGAAAACAGTTTATTAAAGCGTGTAAAGACACTAAGCACGTTCAAGGAGACTTAGATGGTCTTAGGAGAAGTAGGTGGGATTGCGTAAATGAATGGAATAAAAACGCCACGAATTAAATCTGAAGATAAAGGATTGACTTGGTGTTTTGCAGCCAGTTTAATTTTAGCTGGTATTTTTGCGTTAGGTATTAATCAACTTAAAGCTGATTATATCTATGAAGCTAACCAAGACTTATATGATCTACAAACCAATTCAGCAGGCTCTACAGGACTAGGCTCAAATGATGATTCAGTTTCTGGAGCCTTTGATTTAGGTTTTACCTTTACCTTTTATGGTAATGACTATACCCAAGCGAGAATGGCTACCAACGGTTGTTTGCACTTTAACCTGACAGGCAGTTATTGTGGAGATTACACCCCTGATCCTCTACCACAATACACTAATACTTTATTTGTGTTTTGGACTGATCTGATAAAAGATAATGGTTCAGCTATGAAAGCCAAAGCCTTTGAGGACTACACTATTTTTGGTTGGTATAAGATGAGGGAATTTAATCGGGCTAATTCCGATAACAGCATAGAAGTCTGGTTATACCCTAATAATACTTATGAGTATCGCTATGGCGAATTAGACATTATCTCCCATGATGTCTTGATAGGGGAACAGGGAAGTTCCTCACAGATTTATACCTACCACTTCTTTGATGAGTGCAATACAGGAACGACCAATGTTTCTGGAACCTGTGTGAGTTACGACTGGAACTCCAGCAGTAATGCGATGAATACTTTATTAGAAAATGGCGGATCATTGTATGGCGATGGCACCAATCAATCGCTGTGTGCAACAGCACCTTTAACTTCAGTTAATTGTGCTGGTTATGCAGCTGCATATTTAACCCAACAATGTGCATTAAATTCTTTACACAGTGAAAGCTGTACTGGTTACGCAGCAGCTTATTTAACGCAACAATGTAATATCACTCAGCTTTATAGTCAGGATTGTCCTTCTTATTGGAGTGCTTATGATGATCAACAATGTGACGATGATCCCCAATACTCCCCTTCTTGTGCAGGTTATACACAGGAAGCCTCTGTCGCTTATTACGTTGAAGAAGAACAATTTGACTACGGATATGAAGAAAACTACGGCTATGAAGAAAACTACGGCTATGAAGATGAGTATGGGATTGACGATGACCCATACGCAGATATGTATTTTACTGATGCAGAGTGGTACGAAATAGATTTACAAGAGTTCGGACAAGAACAAGTAAATGAATGGTATGGTACTGATGTTTCTTTTAATGATGACGGATGGATAGAGTGGGATAGTTCTCCTTTAGACACATGGGAAGAATTAGATCAGCAAATGGATGTTTATGATGAATTTGTAGAAACTTATGAATACATCGAAGACGTTTATTTAGTTTCCTACGACGAGTTTGATCCAACCCCTTTACCTTTTGATTCCAGTGAGGAATTGATAGAGGACTTTATCTTTCACGAAACTGTTTTAGTAGAAGATTATGAGGACTTAGAAACTTATATAGAGTTTGAAACCGTTGAAGAACTAGATGAGTGGTACGAAGAAGAACTAGCACAAATAGAGGAGGAAGAAGTTTTTGAAGAAGAATTAGTAGCCGAAATTGAAGAAATACTAGAAGAACCTGAAGAAGAATTTGTAGAGGAAGTTTTTGAAGAAGAAGCGGTTGAAGAAATATTTGAAGAAATAGAAGAAGAAAGATTAGCAGATGCGGAAGAAGAAATAGAGGAAGAAAGGGAAGCCTTAGTAGCTGAAGAAGAGGAAGAAGAAAAGAAAGGGGGGATAACAGCAGCTCAATTAAACGTAGTAGCTAGTACCATACAGGCTGCCTCTAATAGTGTTTCGGGCACTACCGCAGGCACTACAGCTCGTACAGGTGGGTGGGGCTCTACCAGTTCAGGTAGTAGCACCTCTGGTTATGGTGGTTCTTCCAGTGTAAGCGGTTCGGCAGGTAATACCACCACTTCAGCAGTAGCTAGTTCGGCTTCTGGAGGTGGGTTTTCTACCAGCAGTTCTCCCAGCATTTCGGACCAGATACAAACCGCCCAAGTACAAACCAACACTGTATTAAGTTTGAACCAGGATATGAGTTCAACGAGCGGTATGGGGGGTAGCACCCAAACCATCAGTAATGTGTCAGTAGTAGTAACTCCTTTACCTGGATTAGACGCTACTCCACAAGTAGTCATGGCAGATGTACAAGTAACCGATATGCAAGGCGAAATAGATACCGCTGTTGGAGGGGTCATGACGGCTAGTGAAGCAGACCAGATAGCCGATCAGATAATTGCTGCTAATATTAAAGAGCAACAAGAAGAAGGACAAACCACACAAGAAGAAACAGGAAAATATGGCGATGAATCCACGTTAGTTGCCTTTTTAGGATACGTTCCAGGGTTTGATGCGTACCGAGAAGCCACTATTCCTCAAGCTGAAACATGGTATGAGTCTCGAGCAATCTATGCCGATGCCTCGATTTCAGATAATATAGATGCGTTTTATGGCTTAGCTAGAACAAGTCTCAACACGATGCAGAGTTTAATTAATCAACAACCGAATTTATAGGAGAAGAATATGGAATGGTTTAAATCAAAAGCAGGGCAATTAATCGCTCTAGCAACTATCGTAAGCACCTTAGCGGGGTTCGGTTACGCGGGAGCAGGTTACGTTAATAGACTAGAGAACCTAGAGAAGAAGATAGGGGGTCTAGGCGAGACGGAAGACGCTCAACAAGAGATAGAAGAACGGTTTACGGGTATAGAAACTTCAGTAGAATACTTAGAAAAACAGATAGACGGGATAAAAATACCTGACAATAGTGGGTTAAAAGTACAACTAGAAGGGCTATCCGTTTCAGTAAAAAATTTAGAAGAAGATATATCTAAATTGGAAGGTAATAAAAACCCTTTAGCTAATTAGAATTTATGCAGTATAATCAATCCATCAGCTTTTCGCTGCAGCCTTCGGGAAAGGCTCTAACCCGCAATTTCGTTGATTATAACGCATAGAAAAAAGAGGAATAAAAAGTAATGTGGGATAAAATTCTAATGGCTTTAGGGGCTCTTGATAGTCTCGGTGGTATATTTGGTGATAAAGGTGGAGGAGGCGTTGGTGGAGCTACTTCTGCACAAACACAAGGGGGACAAACAGGTCTGCAGTATCAAGACGTTGTGGGCACGGGTATTTCCCCGTTTGAATTTGAAGAAGAGCAAAGACAGTTTGACGAGGAACAACAACTAGAAGAAGCCATGGCACTAGCCCAAGAACAAGGCTTATGGAGCGGTGGACCGTTGTTCGCGGCTGATGGAAATTCGATAGATTTTAAAACACAGATAGCGCAAGATATTTTTGGACAGGGTATTAAAGATTTAATGCCGCAAGGAATACTTGGTATATTGCTCGCTAAACATTATTTAGATAACACCGATGAGGGGGAAGAAGAATCAATAGTTCCTATGCCTGCAAATATGGGACGTCCACTGTACGCGAATCAAGGGTTAGAAATTGAAGACTATTTTCCAGAAATTGAATTTGATCCTACTGCAATTGGCTCTGATTTAACAGATCCTTTAACAGGTGAAGAATTTGGACAACAAACCGCAGAAATAGATGAAGGACTTAAAGCGGAAAGAATGGAAAATATTTTTGAAGGACTTGGAAAGTTTACTGAAATACTGGATCTTGTAAAAACATTAAAACCAAAAGAACAATCAACAACTGTATCGCCACGCAGACCAGTAACTCCTTTACCTGGAAAAGGAGGTGGGGGTAGAGCTGCACGACAAGAAAGACAAAGAGAGGGAACATCAGGCATCACGCCCTTTATGTATCGAGGCGTAGCCGACGGCGGGGTCTTAGGCAGGTCCATGTTTGCACAAAATTACATGCCGCATGGCGGAGCGATGCAGGGTCCTGGGGGTCCAAAAGACGATTTAATACCCGTGATGGCGAGTGACGGAGAGTATATGCTCTCGAAAGCCGCTGTCGATCAGGCGGGCGGTGGCAATCACGCCAGAGGGATTGCTAATTTAGAACAATTTAATAATATGGGTAACAGAAGATATGGCTGATAGATCGGTACGCGAATTTACTACACAAGCCCCTGCCCCTTATGTAGGACAGTTTTTACAGGGTGGGATTTTCCCTTACGCTCAGCGTTTTTTACACGGGCAGTTTGCTAATATGGGAGCCCCCGATAGCAGTCCGTATACTTACACAGGACCACGGGTAGCGGGCTTTGACCCCAGAGAAAGAAGGGGAATGCAAATGTCTGACCAAGCGATTGGCAGTTATAGCCCCTATTTAGGCTCACAATCCAGTTTATTAGGGCAAGCCACTGATTATTTACGCAAAGGCACGGGCGCAGGAGCCGAGCTAACGGGCGAAGCCGCAGGAATGTATCGAGGCTTAGGCAGAGATTTTGACCCCAGTGCGTATAAAGATTACATGTCCCCATATACGGATGAAGTGGTTGACCGAAGCATGGGCGATATCCGTGAGCAAATGGAAAAGCAGAAAATGGGCGTACGCGACCGAGCCGTTAGTGCAGGAGCCTTTGGCGGTAGCCGTGGACGCTTAGCGGAAGAAGATATTGAACGCGCGGGCTTACGTTCTATGGGTGATGTAGCCGCAGGCTTACGGGAAAAGGGCTATGGACAATCTCAACAACAGGCTTTTCAAGAATTTGCCCGTAGACAAGCGGAACGCGGCGGCACAGCCCAAGGGCTCGCAGGTCTAGGACAACAGTTTTATGGCATGGGCGCAGGCTCAGCAGGTGGTTTAGGCAGTCTAGGTGGTATGTACGGCGGTATGGCACCCGCACTACAAGGCTTACAAACAGGCGACATCAACCGTACTATGCAGTTTGGGGGCTTAGGCAGGGGCAGACAACAATCGCTCATGGATCTAGGTTATCAGAACTTTGTAGGACAATATAACTTACCGATGCAAACCTTACAAAACGTAGGTGCATTAACCGCGTCCCTTGGACCAATGGCAGGTGGCTTTGGCTACGCAGGTCAAGGTGTGCCGACTGAGTTTCCAGGTGGGGGTGTTTATCAACCTGTGGGCGGCGGTATTGGTACCCCAGGAGCAGGGAGTTATCAACCTTACTCCACGGACTTGGGCAATGCTCAACCGTTTATGAGCGCGGGACAACCCCAATCTAATATAGGCGGCGGACCTCAG